GGGGGAGTAACCTGGCTTGAATCGCTGCTATGCAGTGTGACAAGTCCGTTGGGCAACCAACTTGAGGCTGGTCAAGGCTGAAAGCCTTGAGCTTCCTGACTACTGGCTGTGCCATCAACACCACTCTCACGAGTGGGTTGGTGCGTTTCACGGAAAGCATCCAGAAGTTCTGGATACTTTTTGTACCTCTCAACAAGTTGAGGTGGTACATGATCCCATATAGGATCACGTGAAGGGCAAGAAGATGTTGCCACCTTCTTGTCCTGCGTCCCAGACGCTACAGACAGGTTCTTCCTGTGGTTCTCTCTAGACTTCCGCATAAGCGGGTCTTGAGAGAGCCTCTTTGCTGTCTCCTTGTGAGGTCCCCGGGAGGGAACATCACTCGCAGCCAGCTCAGAAGGGTTGAACCCATAGTAGTCGCGTACCCCACGTTCGCTGAACATGGGGATCCGATTGATCTTAGCGTCACCGCTAAGATCCGGAAGGGAGCTTGGGTCCATTTGCATTGACAATGCAAGACTCATGCTCCTGAGAGTTGAGGCATCACCCCTATAGGGATTGTTCCCTACACTATCTTCTTCTGAGAAGATAGGAGAGAGGTCAATGCTTCGTTCCGATGCAGTGTGCTGGTAGTCCCGAAAACGGGACTGCCAGCGCTTACTGGCTCTAGCAACGCTAGGACCAACAGCATCGAGCAGGTTGACGGGGTTGCTTACAAATGTCCCGGGAGGGACCTTGTAAGGGCGGAAACCGATCACACCACGTGTGGTCGGAACTGCCATAAACCCCGCGAACTCCGCAACTCTTCCAGAGAACGATTTTGCCTGGTTGATCGGAACGTCAAGCTTACGCATGGCGTCACGGTAACCATCAGCGACTCTAGAGTCGCTGAAGACAATATCGTCCCCGAGAACAAAGAAAGAATTACCTTCTTGGAAGGTGACCAAACTTTGTTCAGGAGAATCAGACCGAATGTTCCTCCTAACTTGAGTTTCACAGGCCTTTGCAACAAGTGCATTGGACAAGTGGAACAGAGGAAAGGACGAGTAGAGACCCATTGGTTGACCGGCACCATAGGTGACGGGCCCCCAAGGGGAATCCCATTCGGATTCCGAAACTTCTCGGAGAGCATCAGCGTAGTTCCCCATCCCCAGATCCCGAAGGATCTGGATCGAGAAACCACGCGGAAAACGGTCAGTTGCTGACGAGAGGTCTACAGAGTAGACACTTTTGTCATCCTGGAGAGCACGAATGACTCCGTTGATACCCATCCTTTGGTTGTCCATACAGGA